TTATGTCTAAAAAATGTGAACTTACCGGGAAAAAACCACTTAAAGGTCATAACGTTAGTCACGCTAACAATAAGACTAAAAGAAAATTTTTACCAAATCTTAAAAAGGTAAAATTTAAAAGTGAAATATTAAATAAAAGTCTTAGAGTAACTGTATCAAATGCTGGTAGTGGATATACTGCTTATCATTGGGGACCAGATATTGATGATGTAGAATTAGATGTAGGATATAATGAAATTACTGTTGAATGGGTTGAACCAGTTACAACACCAAGCACAGCTGTAACGGAATCGGTTAACACACTAATTTTATATTGCTGGGAACAAACACCATCAACTTGTCCTGATGAAGGTGTATCTGATATAATAGAGAATATGGATGATGACCTTAATATCGTTCAAAATTTAATTGAAGATGAAATTGAAAGTGAAAATATGTATGTTGGTCAAGAAATAGGATATTATGAAGAAATTATTGAAGAAACATTTTATATAGAAGATAATGAAATCTTTACAGAAAGTTTTGCAACAACTTCAATTGAAGATGATATTGAAGATATGTTTGCTGGTGTTTTTGAAGGAATGGAAAATATGTTTCAATTATTTGAACCTGATGAAGATATGATAGATGTGCCTGATTATACGGAAGAATCGTTGGGTGATATGGAATTTGAAGAACCAGAAATAATGGAAGTTTTTGAAGAAATAGAAACAGAAATGTATGAAGAAGTAAATTCGGAAATGGAAATGGATATGGAAATGGATATGGATGAAGAACCACCTACTGTAACATTTACTAATATTGGTAATAATGAACCAGAAGAATTTGATGGAGATGAATCTGTTGGGGAAAATGAAGAATTTATTGCAGAATCGCCAGAAGAAATAAATGATGAACCTGTTATGAAAGAAGAAAAATCTACTACACAAACATTTACAAGTGTAGCAAAAGAAGAAGTGGTTGAAGAAGAACCTGAAGAAACACCAATTGCGAAAACAGATGATGTTGAAGAAGAAATAGATACTCCAACTGAGGAGAAAGAAGAAAAATCAACTATCGTATCCAAAGAAGAATCTGATGAAGAAGAAGAAGATGAACCAAAAGAGAAAAAAGCAGAGGTAAAAAGTAAGGTAAAGATAAAGGATAAAAAGGCAAAAGTTGATAAAGAAAAGAAACAGAAGAAAATTGAACTTAAAGTAGATGTAGATAAGATTGCTCAAAAGATTGGAGAAAGAATTAAGGGATTGGATAAACAATTGGAGGCGGTGCATCATATTCTTGCTGCTGTTATGATAAAAAATCAGATTGATATAGGAAAAGAATATGGCAATATAAATGCAAATTTATTTGATACTCGACAATTATATGATAATCAAAAACCGATTTACCAAGATAATAATGTAATGTTGGATACTTATAAATTTAACATATATGAAAATGAAAACAAACTACTCGCATTAATAACTGCAAACGACCCAGTTCTCAAATACCAAACCGACCTGAATAATGCGATAAATATAAGGAAGCAAAAAGAATGGGAATTATATATTCTCATGAGGAAATAACATATGGAAAACATTGTATCAAAAGCACAAAACTGGATATTGATTATTGGTTTGATTACGACATTGGGTGGTGGATTTTACGCCTGGGGACAGTTTAATACCCGTTTGGAAACCATAGAATCATTACAAGGTTCAGATTTTACAGAAAAACTTGAAAAAAGAGTTGCGACACTTGAAACAGCGAATGAAGTGTTACGCAAAACAATTGAAGTTTTAGATGCGAAAATGAATGAATTAGCTTTAAAGGTCAGTAATCCTTTGGGCAACTGACAAAAAGCGTCATTTAGAAATCCAAAGAAAAGAAAATAAATCTGCCTAAATATAGCGTACTATTGACTTTTTGGACCAAAATGGTTATACTATATAATATAATTGCAGGAGGACTGATATGTCGGATATGGATACTTTCATTGTAGATATCGAGCATACGATACACGACTATTGTTATAGTAGAGAACTTGAATACGATTGGGATGGTGATGAACTTGTTCTTTCCAATAATGACGAAAAAGGTAAAGAACATAGTGAAGAAATTATTAAACTTATCGATAGCGCAGAATTAATACCTGGCGCANAGGCATATTATTATGAAGGCAAAGATGAGGATAAACAATCTGTTTATAAGGTTGGAATATTTCGATTAGATTCTTAGAAAATATAACATGGAATGACAAGGTTATATAAAGGAGAGCGGATATATGAAAAAGAGCCAAATGTCAGTTAGTTATACCACACTATTTGACGAATTTCAAGATATAAGCAAATATATTAAAGAAAAATTTAATAAAGATGGCATACTGAAAGCATTATTAATAGAATTCGAAAAACCATTCGAAGATGGATTAATATCAGATGTAAGAAGACTTAAACATTTAGATGAGTTAAACATTTCGACTGATGAGCATGAGATTAAGATTGAAAAATCATACCGTAAGATTATTGATAACTTCCATAAATTNAATACACATATATTTAAGGAATACCATGAAGATAGGAAATTAAAAGAATTTCNAANCNATATTTTGATGGTTATTCAGGATTTGGGAGAACACTATTATTGGAAAGCTATTGAACGAAGGGATTCAGGGGATATGGTCGNAAAAGAAAAATCTAATAATGACAGGGTGTTACAGTAGTTTTTTAACTCCGATTTGACAAATCTTTGTGATATGGTATAATATTTACTAATATATTATGACAAGACCAGAATATAAAAAAGACGATAGTGATTACTTTACTGTTATTGTAAGAAATGATAATGTAGATGGAGCGTTGCGTATTCTAAAGAAAAGACTACAAAAAGATGGTCTATTATTTGAATTGAAGAAAAGAGAATCTTATATGAAACCNAGTGAGAAACGCAGAGTGAAAAAAGCTGCTGCTATTCTACGACAAAAAAAGNTACAGAACAAAANATTTGTATCCAAAGGGTATAAGAAATGATGGATGATAATGTTGATAATGTTATAAAAGGTCCATGGAAAACTCCTATCAAAGTTCCAGAAATAACTGAAACTAATAGATTGAGATATAATTTGATGTTTGCCGAAGATTTAGCAGAAGCTATTATACTACAGGCAATTCATGTTCTTGACGAAAATGATATTGCGAATAGAGAAAAACATGAATTTATAAAAGATTTTGGTTTGGTCAATGAAGCTTTGAAGGCATGTATTTTTCGACATTTCGGATTTTTTCATCCCATCCAATTGATATCAGATGTAGCGATGATTTCTAATGTTGATGAGGAAACAAAAAGGATTTATTCACAGTTTGATTTATCAAAATTAAACAATAGGCAATTCAATATAAATAGTGATGATAATAAGGAATAATTATGGTATTAGTTGATATGAATCAGGTTACTCTATCTTCATTAATGATACAGATAGGACATGCAAAAGATTCAGAAGTGAATGCAGATTTGGTTAGACATATGGTATTGAATTCTATTCGTATGTATAGAACGAAATTTGTTAAAAATTATGGAGAATTGGTCTTATGTTATGATAGCAAACACTATTGGAGAAAAGACTTTTTCCCACAATATAAATCCAATCGTAAGAAAATGCGAGAAGCAAGTNATTTTGATTGGGAAACTATATTTGATACACTTAATTTATTAAAAGAAGAACTTAAAGAAAATTTTCCATATAAAATTTTAGAAGTATATGGTGCAGAGGCAGATGATATCATTGCGATTATTTGTGAATCGGAAAAAGAAGATATTATGATTATTTCTGGTGATAAGGATTTTATTCAATTACACAAATATAAGAATGTAAGACAATGGAATCCTGTTCAAAAGAAAATGTTGAATGGTAAAAATCCAGAATTGTATTTGAAAGAACATATCATCAAAGGTGATAGAAGTGATGGAATACCAAATGTTCTTTCTGCCGATAATAGTTTTGTGGAGAAGATTAGACAAACACCACTTACAACAAAGAAGATACAAGCATGGATAGACCATGATTTTATGGATGTTGCACCTAATGAAGAAGCGAAAAGAAATTATCATAGGAATACGACATTGGTAGATTTATCTAAGATACCACAAGACCTTAAAGACAAGATTAAAGAAACTTATAGGACGACATCTGTTATTGGTAAGAGAANAAATCTTATAAATTTATCTTCTAAAAAAGTTGGATCTCCACCCCATGAGCTATCATAATCAGGATTAACACTTACTTGTACCGTATCACTATTAGAAAATCCATGAGCAGCAGAAGTTATTGTCGCAATTGTACCAACTGGAACGGCAGTGACTGGGTGGCGATTCACGTCGCCGCCCACGATCACGCAGAATTCATTTGGTCGCTTCAATGCGACTATTCAATTGGAGTTGCTCGAATGAGTCGGAGCGTTTCAGTAGCTGCACGTCAAGCGATGTACGATCAAAGCACTGAAGAGGTGTTTGTGATTTTGCTTCAGATCAGCAATGAAGACGATCCGTCTAATCCGATTAGAACTGCGCTCGACTCACAAAACTTGGATTCAAAGATCACGGTTGATGATGTCGATACATATTCGACTCCCGTTACATTTGCCGGTGGGTTCTTTGGCATCGACTTACCAGAGGAGTCAGGGGAGAGTGTAAGTTCCGTTCGTCTCACTGTGGACAACGTAGACAGGGCGATTGTCACTGCCATTAGAAACGCATCTGAGCCGCCTGAAGTGCGGATGTGGGTTGTCTTGAGAAGTTCTCCTGATATTGTCGAGGCAGGTCCGTATTTCTTCATTCTGGAGAGTGCTGATTACGACGCTCAGTCTGTTTCAGGCGATCTTTCGTTTGAAGACATTACAGGTCGCCGATATCCGAAGCATGAATTCACTCCGTATCTCGTTCCCGGCTTGTTCTGATGTGGTCAAACGCTTACATCGGAATCCCGTATCAGGTCAACGGGAGAGAGATGAGCGCACTCGACTGCTGGGGTTTGGTTC